TCAAACAAGAAGTCAAGTTTGCCTAAAATCTTGTACATTATTTTATCAAACATTAGCAATTCCACTTTCTAAGTGATTTATTAATTCTAGAATTTGGATCATTAGCAGTTTTTGCAGAAGTAAGTCTCTTCTTCATCCCGGACATCCTCGCGCAGAAACTCTTTCGTCTGTTGGCAGCTTTAGAACCTTTCTTTAATTTAGAGGGTTTAGTAGTTACTGCAGTTTGTAGTTTAGAACCAGGATTAGCTCTTCTGTATGAAGCCACTCCTTTTTTATTTAATCCACCTGATGCAGATTTACCTTCTTTTCTTTGCCATGCTGGTGATGCCATTATTTACCCTGTGATCTTTTAATTGCTTTAGCAGTTGGTGCGCCTTTAGTTCCCGGTTTTCTCATTTTCTCACCTGAACCTGCAGCTATTCTTTTTTTCTTCTGCTGGATATTATACCAAAGACCTTTCTTTGCCATTTTTCCAGATTTAGTTTTATGCATGTTACTAGACATTTTTAGTTCCTTTCGTTTTTGGTTTTCTAGTTAGTTTAGTTATTGGAGATTCATATTTTACTTTTTGACCTTTTGGAAAAGGTACTTTTGATTCCAAATGTTTAAAAATTTTACTCGTTCCTTTTTGAAATTTTTTTCTAATCATTATCTTTTTCTCGCTTTACCCCAACCTTTGATTTGCATACAACCACCATCTTTAGCATTTATTCTACCACCTTTTGAATTTATAGTTCTTATTACTTTAGCAGGAAAGTCTTTATCCTTTGCATAATCACTTATAGTTTTAACGCCTTCTTTAGGATCAACTATAAATGTTTTTTTAGTTTCGCTAGGTCCTTTTTTTACATATTCAACTTTATTATTTTTTCCCATTATTTTTTTCCTCCGTTAGTTTTAATTAAGTCAGTTGCTTTGATTCCATATATCGCTGCAACGACAGATACCCATAATGAAACGATCCACCATGGCATTTCCTGAAGTTTCATAAAATATAAATCTAACTTAGCTTGTATCTCTTCATCTTCAGCAAATACGGAATAAAATAAAATAGCCAGAGGCGATGTCAATACTAAAAGTACAAATTCGTCCTTCCAGTCGTTTTTTTGATTTTGAGCAATCTGTCCACTGTACTCAATTTCTCCGCGTTTCATCTTTTCAGCATGGACGATTCTTGCTTCTGACATTATAATTTCAGATTTTTTCTTATTTTTATAAATTTCAGCGCCTGTTTTAAGTGCAGTACCTATTAAAGACCAAGGAAACATAAATTATCTCTTCTTTTTACTCTTTCCAGCTTCAGAAAGTGCTATTGCAATCGCTTGTTTTGGATTTTTTACTTTTTTCTTAGAGCCACCAATGTTCAATTCACCTTTTTTGAACTCTTTCATGACCTTTTTTATTTTTTTCTGTGCTTTATTCATTTCCACCTCGCATTATTCTAACATTTGGCATCATACCTTGTTGATTTTTCATCATTGAATCAACATTTGGAATAGTTTTACTTAAAATCGTCTTTTCAATTGATGTATCAGCTCTTAATTTAGCTAATTCTTCGTTCTGTTCTAGTTTTTCATCTTGATTTGATTGATTCATCATTGCTTTCATCTTATCAAGGTCCATTCTCTCTTTACCTTCACGTTCTTTTCGATCATTTTCCATTGCTCTAAGGTCTAATTCTCTTGCTCTTAGTTTAGCAATTGGATCATTATCAAATTGTGAAGTGATTTTCTTCTCTTCATTCATGAATTCTTCCATCATCTCAGCAATCAACTGTGCTTTTCTTGCTTCAATCTTTTGTTGAACTTGCATCATCTGCATTTGTATCTGTTGTGCAGCTTGTGGATTCTGTTGCATCATCATTTGCATCTGTTGCATCTGTTGCATTTCATTTCTAAACTCTAGTTCAACTTGTTCTTGAGCCATCAAACTAATGTGTTCAAAAATATTTTTTTCTAATGATGCCATGACCATTGGATTGTTTCTTGCCATATTGGTTGCCATGAAATTTAAGTGTGCAGTAATATGTGATCTATGATCTTGACCTGGAAACGCTTGAAACTGTCTACCTCCTAATGCATCAATGTGTTCTAACGCCGGATCTTTTGGCATTGGTTGCATTGGCTTAATTAATAAACTGTCAATATTTTTTACACCTAATGCTTCATACATATTTCGATATGCTTGATACATGTTGTGCATCTGTGGATTTGAGGTTGCCAGTTGGAGTTCCGTTTGCGCTAGTGAGATACGCTGTGTTTGTGAGAAAATGTTAGGGTCAGCAACTGGCAATATATCTACTCGATCATCAAAGTCTGATTGCATAATCATTCTTTGACCCCCAACTACATCATACGGATATTGCTGTGGTAGATATAACTTGAATACTCTCGCCATTAATTTGAACTCAGTTTTAAGAGCGGAGTAAATTCTTTTGTGAATTGCAGACATTGTTCTACTTCCTCTTTCAAGAAGTGCAACGGTTGTGCCTACTGCTGCTTGTTGATTACCATCACCGACTTGCATATCAGCTATAGATGCAAATCTTTGACCTGCTTGAACCACAACACCCATTAATGCAAGTAATGTTTGACTTGGTTCTTTAAACGGAAGCATCATAAATGAATCTCTTAGATTTCCACCAGGTGCATCGACATCTCTAAATTCTCCCGGTTGAATTGATTGAGCATCATCTCTAATTCTAATACCACGCATCTTGAATCCAGCAGGTAAATTAGACAGGGTTCCGGCATCGAGTAATTGTCTTAATGCAGCTGTAGCAGTTCTTGATAATCCACCAATCATATGGATTAATCCAAAACCATAGAAACCTAAACCAGGTAAAAATTTAAAGTGTACAAAGTATTGTACTTTTTTCTTCTGTGGATCTCCTGCTTCGTAGTTTCTTCTAATAGATAATATTTCTCTTGATCCTTCTTCTAATGTAACAATGTATGGAAGTTTAATTCCTGACGGCTCACCAGTCTCGGCATTAACATCTTCAAAACCTTCGATGTCTAAATTGACGTGACATTCTAGAAGAGTATATAAATCTTCATTCTTAGTTTTACTAACTCCTTCTAATTCTCTTTCCTTTTTCTCAACTTCAGATTCTTTATCTTGAGGTGCAGCTAAATCAATGTCTCGATAGAATCCTGCAACTTGTTGTTTACGTAATTCGTTTTCAGAAATTTTGACACGATGAATAATTGCTTCCGCATCATCTAATGAGGTAGCTGTGTACGGAACAATTAAATCATCTGCCGGAACGAACTTTGATACTGCTCGTCCTTCTACTTCATCGTAATATACTTTTTTAAAAGTACTTCCTGCAAGAGGTAAATGAAATAACATAGAATCAAATTCAGGTTCATATTCTTTCATCTGATCCATAATTTGATAATTCATAAAATCTTTGACACGACTTGCCTGTTGAACTTTTTCTGGAGTTTGTAATCCAATGATCTGAGTTCTTACAGGTCCATCTGCCGGTAATAATTCTTTGTATGCTAAAGCTTGAAACTGAGTTACTGCTTCTGCTAATACAGGATGCGTTGCACCGGATGCTCCTTGAAAAGGTTCTGTTCGGTTATCATATTTGAAACCTAATAAATCTAAACCTTGTGTGTAAGTTCTTTCCCAATCTTTTCTTGACATAGAATAATCCATGTACTTCTGATTTAAATCAGAACCAAGTGAACCTAAAACATCATCAGGTAAAAAATCTGCTAAGTTTGCATAATGCTCATCGCCACCTTCAGGAGTTGCAGTTGCGGGATCTAAATTAATATCAACCGAACCATCTTCGTTCTCGATAACTTCTACGTCATCCGGAGATGCTTCTTGTTTTTCTACTTCTTCAATTACCTGTTCTTGAACTTCTTCTTCGCCAGGTATGTTAAATTCTTTTCGCGGTTCGTTTGGAAGCGCTTTGTCTATATCTGCCATTTATTTTCTCCGTATGTTTGATGACTTTAACAGTATTATAAGATAAATTCAAGCCCTGAGGCGTGGGTCCTGATTTAGGGGGTATTGTAGTGGTTAATCGTTTTATCATTAATCCTCTTTAGCAATCTTTTTAACTTCTTCAATTGGATCAATAATCTCTTGTTCAAAGTCAATATCAACGTCACCATCTTTACCAAATCTTCCTATTTCTTGACCTTCATTAGTAAATTCTCCTGGGACTTTATACGAGACTCCGGCTTCAGGGTCCACGTCATAACTAGGTTTTCTATATTCAACTACAGCCGGTGCACCTTTATCCGTAGTAAATTGAAGTTCAATGTTCTCTCCATCTTCTAAAA